CATAGTAGGGATACTGCTGGTGAATTTGGTCATAAAGACGTTGAAAACGCCATTTATGCCAAAGTTTCTCACCAGTAGCCACGGCTCCAGGACCATGTTTCGGAGATATATCCTTAGGGTTAAAACCTAAGAATAGGTCCGAGATAAGTGACTGAGCATGACGGATAGCCGCCCAATCACATACCACAAGCTCTGATATGGATTTCTCCGTCTCAACGAAATTCTCAATTACCGCTGCATTCGCAGAAGGTGAATTGGGGATTTCAAGCTTGTAACATAGGAAGCATAGCTGTAGCACAAAGGAAAGTGCATCAGCTCGCTTTTCTTCTGAAGATTCTCTTCCGAAGATCACGTCAAGGTATGCCCCTAGAAAAAGGGGTCTACCACTAGGACCAAGTGCGAAACCGCACCTAGAACTAGAGAACGTGCCAATCTCAATTCCACTGAGCACTGCCTTCCCTAAAGTTGGCAGGACTTTTGTGAGAAATGAGATGCCCTCATGTTGAGAACGATCGGTCAAAACCGATTCGTCCTTTTTGAGGTTCTTTGGAGAGTAGAGTGAAAGAGGATCGTCTCGGAGTATAGAGATTGCGAGGCCTACGTAAAACGTAGCCTGCGGCTCTTCGAGGAGTTCCATTCGGATATCCTTCCGCAAGAGACCGCCCTAGCGCATCGTGCTCCCCGTACTCTCGTACAACTCAACCCCCTAACTCCAATCATCACTGATTTGGTTTTCGGGGGAGCGAAGTACTTGATTAGCCTTCGCCGCGGAGAACCGCAGCGAATGTTCCGTCTACGTCTGTCCAGTCGGCAGAGCCCGGGTCGAAACTCGGGATGACCAGAGTGGCAGCGTAGGAGAACAGATCGGCCGCTGTAGCCACAGCAAGGTATGGAGATACCTCTGTGTAAAAACCGCGGTCGATGGCGAAGGTAACGTTAACCGTTACCAACCGGGGGACGCCAGCGATCAAACGTCGTTGCTGCAGCTGAACGAGATGACGATCAGTGATCGCACCGTTCTTGCCCTGCGACGTGTGCTTAATCGTAAGCAACTCGCTGACGAGAGCATTGCTGGGTTTTGACACCCGAACAGTGCTCCCTGACTGAGTATCAGTCAGGACGAAGTTTACCTCATCACCGTTTACACGGGTCAGAGGTAGATTATCACTAAGGCTCATGGCCTACCATCCTTCCTATCTATATAGAAGTGGCGTCAAGCACTATGCTCGACTGCCAGCTGCAATGGCAAGTAAAAGACTTGCCTGCTTTGGCGACAGACTACCCAAGTCGAAGAGACTAGGGGCGTCTGGCATACCTGCCCAACGGGTATAACGGCGAACATGCATGGAAGATAAGTGAGTAGGGTTAGTATACCCAGTCACAAAGTTCCAGCGTGCGAACTGTTCCAGAGATAAGCGTCCGGTAACGGTAACGCTCTGCACTGGTCGACGGACCCACCAATCACCACGAAAAATATTGGTGATGGCAGTTTCGTCTAAAACAGATCCGACATCGATTAGCCAATCAACGACAAAGCTAAAGGGAATCTCTTCCCAGATAGCTCCAGCAATGTTGGTGAAACCGAGTGCCACGCCTATCGCCCTCAATTCTGCGAGCTTATCTCGCAAACCTTCAAGATGATGCGTTAACCACGCACTAGCCTGAAAGTCGGCTTGATAAAATCGTCTGACGGCGCGTCCAGTAAAGGGAGGGTCCCCTACCAGCGCGTAGAATGGAAGAAAAGGAGGATCCCAAATCTTACTTCGCTTGAAGTGGAGTTGGGTCTTCTTACCCCAGGTATCCATCAAAAATTGAAGACGGTCTTCGACCGTCGAAACAATTTGAGATATCTTCCTGAGGTCGGATAGCAAAGGTGCACATCCGAAATTCCATTGTAGCCAACCACTGGCCACTGTTTCAGAAATTGTACTTAGCAACCGAGGAACTAATTCGGTCACTTCGTGCAATTCAGCGAGGAACGGAATACCGTCCACCTCGATGGGTATCTGAGACATAAAACGTCTGCACGCCTTACGCCGCAGGTCATCAAGGAGTGACGAGGGCGGAGAAGGGAAAAGAAGCCCAACCGCGTTCCGATCTGGAGTACCAAGCAAAGAGTCA